GTGGGGCAGCCGGTACACGGTGCACGACACCAACGCGCTCGACGCGCGCGAGGTGGCGCGACTGCGGGCCGACATGAACGAGACTTCGTTCGCGCGCGAGTACCTGTGCGACTTCACGGCGGCCGGCGACGACCAGCTGATCGGCCTGCAGGAGGTCGAGGAGGCCAGCCGGCGCCAGTTGAGCGAGCGGGACTACGCGTTCGCGCCCGTGCTGCTGGGCATCGACCCGGCCCGGTTCGGCGATGACCGCAGCGTGATCGTCCGGCGGCAGGGCCTGCGGATGTTCCCGCCGCTGGTGTTCCGCGGCATCGACAACATGACCCTCGCCGACCACGTCGCGCATGAGATCGAGGCGCACCGGCCGGCGGCCGTGTTCTGCGACGCAGGCAACGGCAGCGGCGTGATCGACCGGCTGCGGCAGCTGCGCCACCGCATCACCGAGGTGCACTTCGGTGGCCAGGCGCGCGACCAGAAATACCTGAACAAGCGGGCCGAGATGTGGTTTGCCATCCGCGACTGGCTGCGATCGGGCGGCGCGATCCCGAACGACCAGTCGCTGAAGATGGACCTGTCGGCGCCGACCTACGAGTTCAACGCCGCGGGCAAGATCAAGCTCGAGAGCAAGGACGACATCAAGAAGCGCGGCATGCCGAGCCCTGACGTTGCCGACGCGCTGGCCGTCACGTTTGCGACGCCTGTTCGCGTTTCGGCCCCCGGTGCGGCAGAATCGCGCGCTATCACCGACTATTCGATCTTCGGGTGAGGACCTCATGAGTGGACTGTTCGGATCCAAGCCGCCGCCGCCGCCGGAGCCGGTGCCTGCGCCTGTGGTGAACCAGGAGATCGTCGACCGCAACACGGCCGACGTGCTGCGCCGTCGCCGCGGCAGCCGCGCAACCATCACCGGAGCGTCGGAGATGGGCAGCACGGCCGGCAGCGTGGCGATCAAGGACCTTCTGGGGAAGTGACATGAGCGGACTGACCGGACGTTCGACGCTGTGGGACCCGGGCGGGTTCATGCAGTCCAAGGTGGGCGACCCGCTGGGGCTGAACAACAAGCTCGCCGACAAGGCCGAGAAGAACACGCCGAAGTCGTGGCAGCGGATCCAGAAGGAGGACCCGTTCACGTCCTGGTCGCTCGACAGCTATTCGCGGAGCCAGCTGTACGGGGTGAAGCCGAAGAAGAAGGAGCCCCAGGGCCGGGCGGCGTCCGATCTCCTCGGCGGCAGCGGAACCTTCGAGGGGGGCTGACATGGCAGACAGCAGGGCGACCGAGATCCTCGAGATGCACACGAGGATGCAGAACCAGCGCGAGCACTTCGAGAAGGTGTGGCAGGACATCGCCGAGCGCGCGGCGCCGCGCAAGGCCGAGTTCGGCCGGCACAACGCGGCCCAGGTCGTGAAGGGCAAGCAGCGGACCGAGCGCATGTTCGACGCGACGCCGAGCCTGGCGCTGGACCGTTTCGCCAGCGCGTTCCACTCCCTGGTCACGCCCCGCAACCAGCAGTGGCACAAGCTGAAGGCCGTCGACGACGATCTCAACGACAACACCGAGGTGCAGCGCTACCTCGATGAGGTCAACAGCCGGCTGTTCGCGGCGCGCTACGCGGCGAATTTCGACAACCAGGTCCACGAGTGCTACTACGACGCGGGCGCCTTCGGGAACATGGGCCTGTTCATCGGCGACCGGCCCGGCCGCGGCATGCTGTACCGGACGATCCCGGTCGATCAGCTGTTCTTTGCCGAGAACGACTACGGCGCGGTCGACCTGGTGCACCGGTACTGGTGGATGCCGGCGCGGGCCGCGGCGCAGCGCTGGGGCGACAGGCTGCCGGCGCACATCAAGCACGCGGCCGAGCGCACGCCCGAGGCCGAGTACCCGTTCCTGCACTGCGTCAAGCCTCGCGCGGACATGGACGTGCGGCGCATGGACTACCGCGGCATGGAGTTCGCGAGCTACTACGTCGCGGTCGACAGCCGGGACATCCTCGACGAGGGCGGGTTCCGGGTGTTCCCCTACGCAGTGGGGCGCTATGCCGTCACGTCCGGCGAGATCTACGGCCGCAGCCCGCTGATGACGGTGCTGCCCGACGTGAAGATGCTCAACGAGATCGAGCGCACCACGATCCAGGCGGCGCAGCTGGCCGTGCTGCCCCCGATGCTGGCGCACCGCGACGGCGTGCTCGACGCGATCCGGCTGACGCCCGCGGCGATCAACTACGGCGGCGTCGACGACCAGGGCCGGCAACTGCTGCAGCCGATGAAGTTCGGCGAGAGCCTTCCGGTGTCGATCGAAATGGCCGACCAGAAGCGGCGCACGATCCAGGACGCGCTGTGGAACACGCTGTTCCAGATCCTGGTCGACAACCCGGCCATGACCGCCACCGAGGCGATGCTGCGCGCGCAGGAGAAGGGCGCGCTGCTGGCGCCGACCGCGAGCCGCACCGAGTCGGAGTTCCTGAACCCGATGGTGGCGCGCGAGCTCCAGATCCTCGAGGACGCCGGCCAGCTGCCGCCGCGGCCCGAGGCGCTGCAGGGCGCGGGCGAGCTCGAGATCGAGTACACCAGCCCGCTGGAGCGCGCGCGCCGCGCCGAGGAGGGTGTGGCCATCCTGCGCAGCGTCGAGCAGCTGGCGCCGCTGGCGCAGGTGCTGGGCCCGGCCGCCTACAAGCGCGTGAACATCGACGCGGCCAGCAAGGTGATCTTCGAGGTGAACGGCGTCCCGGCGAAGGTGCTCTACTCCGACGACGAGATGGCCGCCATGGACGAGGAGCAGGCCATGCAGGCGCAACTGCAGCAGGTGCTGCAGGCGGCCCCCGTGGCGGCATCGGCGGCCAAGGACCTGGCGCAGGCCGGCGCGCTGGCGCAGGGATCCCCGACGCAGGCTGCTGCCGTGCTGCCGCAGCCATGAGCGCCGCCGCCGTGCGGTGGCCGTGCACCGTGGCGCCGGTGGACGACATGCCGGGCCGCTGGGTGTGCGTGCCTGACGGCGCCGAGGAGCTATCCGGCGCCGGCTGCGACGAGGACGAGGCCACCGACGACATGTGCGACCGCATCGAGGCGGCGACGGTGCACTGATGCTGGGCGCCAACCTGTTCACCCGGTTCTGGAACCTGCGCGAGAGCGCACGGGCCGTGTTCCAGCGCCGCAAGGCCACGCCGAAGCAGGCGCGGCCGATCCTCGACGAGCTCCGCGAGTTCTGCCGCGCGGACACGTCCTGCATCGTGATCGGACGCGACGGCCGCGTCGACACCCACGCGACAGCGGTGGCCGAGGGGCGCCGCGAGGTGTGGCTGAAGATCACGCAGATCCTGACCCTGACCGACGAGCAGATCAACGCACTGAAAGGCGACGACCATGAACACGACCACGAGTAACGCACCCGCGCCGGCCGCCGGCGCACCTGCACCTGCTGCGCCCGCAGCTGCGCCCGCTGCCCCGAACGCGGCGGCCGAGCTCCTGGGCGGCGCACCGGCGCCCGCAGCTGCGCCAGGCGCGCCGGCTGCAGCGCCAGCACCGGCGCCCGGAACCGACCCGAACGCGGCCGGCGATGCGGCGCTGAAGCTGCCCGGCAAGGACGCCACGCCCGAGCAGTGGGCCGAGTTCTACAAGGCGATCGGCGCGCCCGAGAAGGCCGAGGACTACAAACTCCCGGTGCCCGAGGGCGACGACGGCGCGTTCGCCAAGACCGCGTCGGAGTGGTTCAAGGACGCGGGCATCCTGCCGCAGCAGGCCGAGAAGCTGGCCGGCAAGTGGAACGAGTTCGTTGCGTCGCAACAACAGGCGGCGGACAAGGTCGAGGCCGACCGGGTCGCGGCGCTGCACGCCAAGAACACCGCCGAGCAGGCCGACCTGCGCAACGAGTGGGGCCAGCAGCACGCGGCGAACATGGAGTTCGCGCGGCGCGCGGCGACGCAGTTCTTCCCCAAGGAGCAGGCCGGCTCGGTGATCGAGGCGATGGAGGGCGTGCTGGGCTACAAGGCCACGATCCAGGCGCTGCACCGCATCGGCCAGGGCCTGGGCGAGCACGACGCGACGGCGGGCCTGGGCGGCGCGGGCAACGCGGGCGCGGGCGAGAAGTCGCTGGCGCAGCGCATGTACCCGAACATGCCGAACTGAGCGGCGTTGAGATTTCCTGTGGTATTGACGCAACAGTGGCGCGGGCGCTACAGTCGCGGCCATTGGTGTGGTTTCCGCACCACTGACGGGAAATCAACACCGGAGGTTGCATGGCAACGATTGGCTTTCAGGCGCTGACGCTCACCGATTGGGCCAAGCGCGTCTCGCCCGATGGCAACGGCATCTCGCCGGTCGTCGAGCTCCTCAACCAGTCCAACGAGATCCTGATGGACATGCTGTGGCTGGAGGGCAACCTCGCCACCGGCCATCGCACGACCGTCCGCACGGGCCTGCCGGCCGTCGCCTGGCGCAAGCTGAACTACGGCGTGCCGCAGGCGAAGTCGACGACCGTCACGGTCGACGATGCGTGCGGCATGCTGGAGGCCTTCGGCCAGGTCGACAAGGACCTCGCCGAGCTCAACGGCACGACCGCCGCCTTCCGCCTGTCGGAGTCGACCGCCTTCATCGAGTCGATGAACCAGACGATGGCCTCGACGCTGTTCTACGGCGACAGCGAGCAGAACCCCGAGCGGTTCCTCGGCCTGGCTCCGCGCTACAGCACCATCGCGGGCGCCACCAACGGGCAGAACATCCTGTCGGCCGGCACCGTCACCGGCGGCGACGGCACCTCGATCTGGCTGATGGGCTGGGGCCAGAACAGCGTGCACGGCATCTTCCCGAAAGGTTCGATGGCCGGCCTGCAGCACGAGGACCTGGGCCTGGATACTGTCACCGACGCGGTCGGCGGCAAGTACCGCGCCTACCTCGACCGCTACCAGTGGAAGTGCGGCCTGGCGCTGCGTGACTGGCGCTACGTGGTGCGCGGCTGCAACATCGACGTGTCGGCCCTGCTTGCCGACACCGCTGGCACGACCGTGCGGATCATCGAGCTCATGAGCCGCATGATCGACCGCATCCCGAACTTCGGCAGCTGCAAGCCCGTGTTCTACATGAACCGGACGGTGTTCTCGATGCTGCGCGTCCACGCGATGAACCGCTCGGCGAACGCGCTCGGCCTCGAGCAGGGCATGGACCAGTTCGGCAACCCGATCCGCGGCGGCCTGAACTTCCTCGGCATCCCCATCCGCCGGGTGGACGCCATCAGCAACACCGAAGCGCAGATCAGCTGATCGGCCGCACGAGCAGGAAGGAACGACCATGATCCTCGACCGCGAAAACGCCTTCTCGATCGCGCAGGCCCTGTCCGGCGCGGGCAACGTCATCTCGACCGACGTGATCGACCTGTCGCAGCTGCGCCAGATCGGCTTCGGCAAGGACCTCTACCTGGTCCTGAACGTCGATGCCGCGATGACCGGCACCAGCGGCACGCTGGTCGTCACGGTGCAGACCGACGACAACGTCGGTTTCTCGTCGGCGGCCTCGGCCCTGATCTCGCCGACCTACGCCCAGGCCAACCTGGGCCTGTCGACGCAGATCGTGCTGCCCGTGCCGCAGCAGGGCTGGGAGCGCTTCGTGCGCCTGCAGTACACGCTCGGCGGCACGACCCCGGCGGTCACGCTCTCGGCGCACCTGGTGGAGAACTACCAGCAGGACGTGAAGTACCCCGGCGGCTTCACGGTGGCCTGACGTGAAGCAGCGCGCGCTCAAGGCCGGCGTGCTGGCCAACCCGTACCGGTTCATCGAAGCCGGGCAGGTGTTTGAGCACCACGAGGCGATGCGCTGGGCCGAACCGGTCGACAACGAGGACGACGAGCCGGATCCGGCCGGCGGTACGGCGCAACCGGCAGCAGGGGCCGGCCGGCGCAGGCGCGCGGCGACAAAACCAGCCGGCGGCGACGCCGACCCGATCTGACGGGCCGCCTTCGGGCGGCTTTTTCTCAGGAGGCCCTGTGGCTACGATCCCCGCACAAATGACCGTCGTTCCCGGTGGCAGGGCTCGCCTGTACACCTGGGTGCTGGCCACTGGCGACGATGGCGCGCCGATCGAAGCGGTCGAGTTCGCAGATCGCTCGGTGCAAGTCGCCGGCACGTTCGGTGGCGCTTCCGTGGTGATCGAGGGGTCGAACGACTCCGCGGCCTACGGCACGCTGACCGACCCCCAGGGCAACGACCTGGCGATCGTTGGCGCCAAGGTCGAGATGATTACCGAAGTGACGCGCCTGATCCGCCCGCGCGTGCAGGGCGGCAGCGGCGTCAACGTCACCGTTTCACTGCTGGCGAGGTTCTCGGCATGAGCGTCGATCTGATGAAGGCCGCAGACGATGCGCGGCGACTGCTGCGCGGGTTCAAGGCATTTCACGAAGTGGCCGAAGCGCTCGAAGCTGCGGGCCAGGCAGTGCAGACCAAGGCCGAGGCCGAGGCCGCAGTCGAAGCGCTGCGCGCTCGCCAAGCCGAGATCGCGGCCGCGCTGCAGGCCGCCCAGGACGAGGTGCAGGCCGAACAAGCCAAAGCCAAGGCGATCGCTGATCAGGCAGCCGCCGATGCGCAGGCGCTGGCTGCCGACGCGAAGGCAAAGGCCGACCAGCTGGTGGCTGATGGCGCCAGTAGGGCGCAGGCGATCGTGGCCGAGGCCAAGGAAAAGGCCGCGACGATCTCCGCGGAGGTCCAGCAGGCCGAGAAGTCTCTGGCCGCCATGGCTGGCGAGGTGAAGGATCTCGAGGCCCGCGCCGACAAGGCCCGCGCCTATCTGGCTAAGCTGGCGGGCTGACATGCGCATCGAGTGCACCATCACGTTTCTGCATGGCCGCGAGCGCTTCGAGGCCGGTGACATTCGCACCGTGCCTGACGAGCTCGGCGCGTACTTTCTCGAACAGGGCTGGGTGAAGGGTTCGGAGCCGCAGACCGGCGAGAAGACGCTTGTCATCCACGATGGCGCACACGGCCAGAAGGCGGTGATCAATGGCTAAGCGCGCGCCTACCATCGTTCTCGACGCAGGTCTCGACGTGATCAGCACGGCCACGCGCCAGATTGCGTGCTCTGCCGAGCCGACAACCTACACCGAGGCGACTTCCACGTTTGCCCTGGCCGAGGTGACAATGGCGGGCGGCGACTTCACGAAAGCCGCTGGCGACGTGTCGGGGCGTAAAGTGACGATGGCCGCGAAGAACGGCGTGCTGATCAACACGAGCGGCACGGCCAACCACGTCGCGCTGGTGCGGGTCAGCGACACCACGCTGATTTACGTCACGACTTGCACCAGCCAGGCCCTGACCGCGAACGGCAGCAACACCGTCAACTTTCCATCCTGGAAGGTCGAGAACAACCAGCCGACCTGATGAGGCGCGCCCGTGCCTGATTTCTACCTCAAGAGCGGGCAAGCGTCCGAGCGCGTCAACAGCGAGGCGCGCGAGCTCGGCAACAAGATGGTGCCGGCGCGCGCCAACACGAGCACAAACCACCTCATTGCGAAGCGCTGGGTGTGGGAGTGCACGGTCGCGGGCACGACTGGTGCCGCGGTGCCGACCTGGCCGGCGACCGTCACGCAGGACACTACGACCGTCACGGACGGCACTGTTACCTGGACCGCGCGCAAGCCCGGGTTCAGCAGCGGCAGCACGGCAAACTGGACGTTCTCAAGCCCTTTTCTGGACTACCTGCTGCCGGGGACGGTTGCGGGCGACCGGATCTTTGTCAGCCAGGCGCACAACGAAACCGTCACGCTGACGGCCGCCATCACCTACACCTTCCCGGGGACGAATGCCGCCCCGACCCTGGTGCTGTGCGTGAACGACGGCGCCACTCCGCCGACCGCGCTCGCAACCGGCGCGCTGATCACGACCAGCGGATCGTTTGGGGCGACCTTCAGTGGCGTGGCCTATCTGCACGGCATACGCATCACGGTCGGCACCGGCAGCAGTTCGCTCAACATCACCTGGGGCGGCACCGATCAGTCGTTCTTGTCAGCGAACCAGTGCGAAATCTTCATGACCGGGACCAATGCCGCCAATCGCCTGGCGCTTGGAGTGACCACGGCAACGACCGAGACGAGCAGCTATTTCCGCAACTGCGGCTTCCAATTCGCTGCCGCGGGGCAGGGCATTGAAGCTCGGCAGCATGACTGCACCATCGAGGGCGGCAGCATAGTGTCGGGCGGTACGGCAATCACCACCCTGTTCCCGGCCGTGTCGAGCGGCGTGGACTTGGCGATCACGGGGTTCGACTTCTCACGGGCCGCGACAACCGCCAACATCGTCGCGAGTGCCGCGGCCAGTATCGGGCGGATCGTTCTGCGCAACTGCCGCGCGCCTTCGGGGTGGAGCGGCACGCTGGCTGGCGGCGACCCGTTGAACCCGCAGTTCTTCATGGGCATGTACGGCACCGACTCTGGCGGCACGCAAACCAGGCTCGAGACGCGCACTTACGCCGGCCGGGTGCTCAGCGAGGCGACAATCGTGCGCAGTGGCGGTGCGCCTGTCGCGTGGCGCATGGTGGCCACAGCCAACGTCGAATTCCCGGCGATCCCGCTGATCTCGCCTGAGATCTACTTCTACAACAC